GTGGTCAGTTAGTTGAGTTTATTGAGCTTGAAAAACAAATTATGATCGATGGCATGAAGTCAGCATCTGGTCGTCAGATGGACATGATTCTCATGAATATGGATAAAAATAATCCATACCATTCGCCTCAGACTTTTGTTGATATGCAAGCAGACCTTGTAAATCGTGGGATTATAGGTTCTGACGAAGGTGCTGTAATGACAATCGGTGATTGGCAAGGAAGGGTTGCCTCTTATCGTGAAGCTTACAGAAAACACAGAGGTCAGGTTTCTGCACAGGTTGCGGTGAGAAACAAAATGGACTCACTACAGCCAATGAACGCAAGTGATATGGCACATCTTGAAGCTACGAATCAAATACCAATGGCATTGCCAAACGGTCAGCCGCTGGATGTCTTCAGCGAAGACCCCACTACTGCCAGATCCAGTGCTGATACAGCAATCGCATGGTCAGTGCATCATCTTGGCATGCACCCAGCACTTGAGTCGTTTCTAAAAGGTTCTGTATGGGCAGGAGATGCTACATCAGTAAAGCGTACCGTAGAGTTACATAGCCAGCTGCAACGATCAATGATGCGTAAGTTTAATATGAACCATATGCAAGTGGGCAGATTAATGAATGAAATGGGTATCGATACAAGCGTATTGAACTCTAATACACGGTTTATGGGTACAGACCAGATCATTGCATTATCGAATAGAACTCAGACTAACCAAGCTAGACTATCTACGAGCATCATTCCGAAAGAAGGTGGTGAGCAATTAGACAGACCTCAGCTGTTTAAACGTATGATGAGTGAGATTGATAATGTTGATGGTGAACTTAGTGACATACTGCTTCGTGGCATAACTCACACTTACTTCCCGATAATGGATATCGTAGGTAATGATGGCCGACCCATAAGGCCAGAGTTCATTAAGATGTATGAGGACTTTGAAGCTGACGGCATGACAATGAGTGATGTTATCGCCAGAGATGGTAGGGCAGTAAATCTTATAATGGATTTAGCAGAAGCTGACGTAGCCGCTGGTAAATACGCATCTGATTACAACGGCCTTGCTACATCAGTCAGCAATACACTTGTTCGCCTTATGGATGACATTGGCTTACAGCGTAATGTTGATGGTGATGTTGAATTGGTCATGCACCCCATACAAAAAGAAGCACAGAAAACAGCTGCTGGTTTTAGTAATGTCTTTATTACACAAGATGACATCAATGAAGATGTAACTCGTATATTCAGGTCAAATCCAAGTCTTGTTCCTGATAAGCGTAGCCTTGTTTCAAAAGCTATCGCAGAGGGAAAGTATATCTTTCAGCCTAATGCGGTGTTTGGTCGTAGACCTACATATACAGTATCTGTTCAAACAGATGACGGTCAGATTCTAAAGTTATTGCCTAGCTATTCATATAACTTCCAAACCTCACGGCAGTATGAAGCCTATAATCAGGCATTGGAAAAAATACAGAACAATGATCTGAAGAACTTTATGGCTAGTTTGCCATTATTGGATGATACCGTAATGGAGGCTACATACAATGCTATGAATGAACATGGCCGATCTGAACAATTTTTTGCGTCAGTAAAAAGAGCTTATAACAAGGCTGGGTATGCTTTATTTGATGACTTTAACCCAGCAACTATAGAGCCTGACGATGCCGCACTATTCAGAAACTACATACTAACACTTGGTATAAGCGGTGCTATGTAATGGCTGAAACAACCAATCTAGCAGAGTTTATATCAGCCGATGACCTAGCACCTACACCTGTCTTTGCATTTAACCCAGAAGGTGCGATGTCATCTAGGATCTGGTCTGCGGCATACAGGCAGCACAATCTATTCAGTGCTGTCGCAGAAACAATCAATGACTCATGGCAGGGCAGTTATGAAGAAGATCCTGACTATGATCCGTTTCGTGATTCACAGCTAAAAGCGCATAAAGGTATAATGCACAAGTTTCTTACCAGTGGTAGCAGGGACGAGACTTACAGACGTTTGCAAAAATACCATGAAGACATGGAGGATCTGGCTCTGCTTGGCATGACACCAAGCTCAACAATGGCAGAGTTTGTCAATATGGTTGCTGACCCAGCTATACTAGCACCTCTTGCTCCAGCCAAGGTTTTAACAACGCCATCTAAGTTCAAAAGATTTATGTATGGCGGTGCTTTCTCAGCAGCAATAGTTGCGCCTAGTGAGATTATAAAACAAAGCCAACTAGAAGGGCATACGCTAGGTCACACGGCTGTTGCGTTAGCCGGTGCTACATTGATAAGTGGCACACTTACAGCTGCTCTGGGACGCCCTATGGCTCCAATAATGACGCATACAGATAAGCAGATATATCGCTCTGCTGGTGCTAGTGTTAGCCCAGAAAAATCAAGAGAAGCAGCCTTTGCTACAATGGAAGGTGATGCTCTTGCTGAAACTGGCATTGGCATAGAAAAAATGCCTTGGAACCCTGTGACAAGACTGACGCAAAGTCCTTTGCCGTTTTCTCGTATGCTACCTGACCGCATGGTTGATATGGGCGGCATGCAAAAGAAAAAGGTCAAGGCTGGCGAGGAAATGGATCAGTCAGTAGAAGCTACATTTAGAACGACATATCTTGGTCGTTTAGTAGATGCGCTTAGAGCTTCTGATGAAGCGTATCTTTCTTACAGAGGTAAGGTTGCCAAAGATGGCGATATATCTCGCTCATTTCAAATGATGGGTGCGGCTATGACAAAGCCAAAAGGCATGCTGTCAGAAGCCGAGTTTCGTATCAGAGTTGGTAAAGGTCTTAAAAACGGTGATGTTGATGAGATCACAGATATTGCGACGCCGCATGTAAACTCAGCAATCAAATCATATAGAAAGCAATTTGATTTTATTAAGGATCAAGCTGAGTCAGTCGATCTATTTAGACGCCAGTTAAATGCAAAACTTCTTGCCGCTAGAGAGGCTGGTAACGAGCAACAGGTTACTATCATCGAAGCTGCAATTGCGAAGTTTAATGCTGAAGGTGTAACCGTAAATACAGCCGCATCCTATTTACCTAGAGTTTTCCGTATCGATAAAATTATAGAGAATGAACAGCAGTTTTTAGACACTGTAAGTGGGTGGGCAAAAGGCAAGTATGAGATGAACTCATCACAAGCCAATGCTTTTGCAAGAGGGGTTATGGATGAGGTTACAAGAACCAAGCCGTTTTTAGATTTAGATGAGGTTGCTGACCAGTTTGAATACATAACTGCGCCAAGTGGTGTAAAGGCAAGAACCTTTGAAATACCTGATAAGTTGATTGAAGAATTTGTAGAAAATGATGCAGAAGTTTTATTGCGTCATCATACAAGAACAATGGGTATGGATATTGAGTTGTCGAGAGCATTTGGCGACATTGATATGCGTACTACCATACAAGAGATAACCAGCGAATATCAGCGGTTGATCGATGATGCAGCTGATGTTGAGACAAGAAGAAACCTCAAAAAAGCATTAGAAGATGATCTGCGAGATATTAGAGGTTTGAGAGATAGACTGCGTGGTACATATGGCGCATCTAAAGATCCTCATGCAATGTCCAGCAGATTTGTAAGAGTTATGAAATCATTCAATGTGCTGGTTGGCATGGGCGGTGCTGTTGTTAGTTCAGTCCCTGATGTTGCTCGCATTGTAATGGTGGAAGGCATGACCAATGCTTACTCCAAGGGTCTTAAACATATGTTCGCCTCTAATGATAAAGTAATTAGCAAGATGCTTCGCAAAGAAATGAGAGCAGCAGCCGTGTCCGTTGATGCTGTTCTAGGGCTTCGTGCCGCACAGTTTTCTGACGTTGGTGATTTGTTTGGGGCTAGATTTGGGTTTGAAAGGACATTGAATCACTCAGTAGGTGGTTTCTTTATGTTGAATGGACTCAACTACTGGAACCAAGTTTTAAAAGAGTGGGCTGGCAATACAACAGCTTTGCTTATGACAGACCGCATTATGAATAACTGGGGGAGCCTCTCCAAAGCAGATCAAGAAAAGTTTCTTAAAAATGGCATAAACCAGCAAGACCATATGCGTATGCAAGCATTGATAAAAGCCAATGGTCAAAAGGTTGATGGAGAATGGATGCCTAATACTGATCTATGGGGTGATCCCATTATGGTCAGAAAGTTTCGTAATGCACTAAACCAGAATGTAGAACGCATCATTGTTACTCCTGGGGCAGGGGATCGTGCATTGTGGACATCAACAGAGTTTGGGTCACTGCTTACACAGTTCAAGTCATACGGTCAGGGTGCAATGGTTAGGGTGCTCACTGCTGGCTTGCAGGAAAAAGACGCTGCTTTTTGGCAAGGGGCGTTTCTAATGGTAGGTCTTGCCTCGCTGGTAAACGAGTTCAAACGTTATCAATATGGCATCGACAAAGAACAGGACTTTGATGAGAAGTTAATTGATGCAATCGATCGTTCTGGGACTCTTGGTTGGTTTACTGATGTAAACAACGCTATTGAAAAGATCAGTGATTTTAATCTTGGTGTAAGGCCACTTCTTACAGATGAGAAAATCAATTATATGCCGGATCAGGCAAAAGCAGCTTCTGTGTTTGGCCCTACGGTAAATCTATTTGGTAACTTAGGTAGTGTTGCTGGGGATTTTCTCAGTGGCAATGTTGATGCTCAGACCGGAGCCAACATGAGATTTATAACTCCGCTATCTAACATACCTTACATTGATCCTGCGTTTGACATTATTCAGCAAGGGATATTTGGAAAACAATAATAATAACAATGTGAATTAACAATCGGGAGTGCGTAATGGATAAAGGGTTATTATGGCTACTATATCAATTGCGGACAATGATGCTCGGATTCAACATTCGATAGGTTCTGGTGGTAACGTTGCAAACTCTACAACGTTTACAATCGACTTTCCGTTTTTTGACCTTGACGACATAAATGTAATTATTACTGACAGTCTTGGTAATGATACATCGCTTACCAGAGGCACAGGTGTAAATACATTTGCCGTTACTGGTACGGCTGTAGATGATGGTTTTTCGGGTGGCAATATTACCCTTGGCAGTGTCTACACAAGCGTTACCGTCACAGTGTTTAGAGACATTCCTGTTACTAGAACAACTGATTTTGCTACGTCAGGGCCGTTCAATATTGCGGCTTTAAATACAGAGCTTGATCGAATTGTTGCTATTCAACAGGAATTAGAAACTAATATTAGCAGAGCATTAATTTTGCCAGCTACTGATCCTCTTGCTGGCATTGTTTTCCCAAACAGCACGACTAGAGCAAGTAAATTCTTGGCTTTTGATGCTAATGGCAATGCTATTGCTGCATCAACAGGATCTTGGCAAGGAGACTGGGGTGCATCTAGAACTTACGCTCTAGGCGATATTGTTAAAGATACAAGCACTGGCAGTATCTATATTGCTAACGCATCTCATACATCTTCTGGTTCACAGCCTCTCACGACTAATACTGATGCTGCTAAATGGGATCAGATGGTTGATATTAGTACAGTTACAACAGCTGAAACCAATGCTGGTAATAGTGCTACAGCAGCTGGTAATAGTGCTACGGCTGCTGCTGCTAGTGCAACTGATGCTGCATTTTCTGATGATTGGGCTGTCAAAACAGATGGAATTGTTGATGATGGCACAACTCAAGATTACTCATCAAAAGCATATGCCGTTGGTGGCACAGGAGTAACTGATAGTGCTGGTCGTGGTTCTGCAAAAGAGTGGGCTACTGACACATTAAATACATGTGACGGCACAGAGTATTCATCTAAAGAATACGCTATTGGTACTGGTGACAACTCAGGTATGAACACTGGATCTTCAAAACAGTGGTCATTAGGTGGTGGCACAGGCTTTGACCGTGACACGGCTGTTACCGGCTCTGGCCTTACTGCTGAATATTCAGCTAGATATTACGCTAATCAAGCAAAAAACAATGTTCAAGGCTTTGTGGATGTTTACTACGGTTCGTTCGCTTCAGACACGGCTGCTGAAGATTATCAGATAAATGATAATGAAGGCTCTGTGAATGTTGGTGATCTGTACTTCAACAGTTCAGACAATGTGATGCGAGTGCGATCATTTTCTGGGTGGAATGACGTAGCAGCAGACACAACAACCTTTGCTACAAACGGTTTTGCAATCGCAATGGCAATCGCCCTTTAGGAGTTACAAATGCCACAATTATTCAG